GGAAGAGATCGCGCTCGTGGAGCGACCTGTGTTGCCAAGTGGGGCAATGGGGGAGCAGAAACCCTTTCTGCCCCCTCGTACCCACTTCTTCGACCCAGGGATCCGCCCAAATAGAACGGAAAGTCTCTCCGCCATTGTCAGAACCACAATGGCAGCAAAGAATAAGTTTGGTTTGATGAAGAGAACAACCCCGAACAGACAAATAGTTCGAAGGTTCTGTGAGAATCACATGTCAAATGTCCTAAAAATGAGACCGTCGCACGTCTCATACTATGTTGATGCGGCCACCTTGTACACGTTCGTCCCCACCGATTTTGAATTGAGGGCCGAACAAATGCTAACAAGTAGGACGTGGAGAGAGAGGGAGGAATTGTATGCCAATCCCCCCGCTTCAGCCCCTAACCCCGATGGGGAGTGGCTGAAGTTTAAACCCGAATAGGAGGGCCCGGCCACCGTTGCTGGGGTTGATGCAGGCAAATCTGCCTGCACTTACCCCGGGTTGACAGTAACGCGTGGCCTGGGCTGTTCCCGCACTCGCAAAGTGACGAGAATCGGTGGAGTTTCCACGGATCTTGAGCTTGGGGTGCACAATTCGACCATATCGAACCTGGAAAGGGGTGTGCTAGAACGAGTCTTTTTCGTGCAAGAAAACGGCAAATTCGTTAGACCACCACAGCCCCTCCCAAACACTTACAATGAGCGCCTAGGATCAATTAGGAGCGCATTGGTATATAATATTCCCCCGACCACCCCAACACCGAGAAATCGCTTTCCTGATTTTTACTGGGGTCGCAAGCGTACTATATACCAAAACGCCGTTAGTAGTCTTGAGAGGAAAGACATTAATATTAACGATTCTGAGATTAAGTGTTTCGTGAAGGCAGAGAAGATTAATTTTTCAGCGAAGCCAGACCCCGCTCCGCGAATCATCTCACCGAGAGACCCACGATACAACGTAGTCGTAGGCTGTTATTTAAAACCCATAGAGCACATGGTTTATGACAGCATCGCTACGCTATACGGCCACCCTACCGTTGCCAAGGGCCTAAATGTGGAACAGGTTGCACACCTGATCCAGGAGAAGTGGCATCATTATTCAAACCCCGTTGCAGTTGGGTTGGATGCCACCAGATTTTATCAACATGTTTCGAAACAGGCACTAGAATGGGAGCATTCAGTGTACACGGACATTTATCCCTATCACCCCGAGTTAAAAGAGTTGCTGTCTTGGCAGCTCAGTAACAAGTGTCGAGGCTTCACAACAGATGGGAAGCTTAAGTACACCACAGAGGGGACTCGAATGAGTGGGGACATGAACACAGCGATGGGAAATTGTCTCATCATGTGTGCCCTTGTATTCTCCTATGCTAAACAAAAGAGAATCCCGATAGAGTTAGTTAACAATGGTGATGACTGTGTGGTT